TACTTTTCTTTTTAGTGTCAGTGCCACTATAAGTTTCAGTAAATATTCCGGGGTCAGATGCTACAGCTACTATATCTCCAGCTCCAGAATCAGCCCCTCCAAAATCTTTATATAATTTTTCTACCTTAGATTCTTTATCCTCAGCAGCTAATAAATGTCCTACTCTAGCTTGTAAATGCGATAATGCAGATTGGGCTTCTTTACTATCTAAAGCTTTATTAGCTTCTTTTTTGTGATGTTCTGCAGCTCTTCTGTGATAAGTGCTACCTGTTTTTTTAGGGTGGTGTATAGCTTTGACACCATTTTCATAATAATAAACTGTTGCCCCATCAGGTCTTACTTCTCTGTGACTATAAGAATGGTCGTCATACTCTCCGGGTTCATTAGGGGATTTAGGAGATGCTGTTTTGGGTAATAACTTATATTTGGCATCTTTAGAGTCAAACTTAGCCATTAATCATCGTCCTCATCATCATATCTTTCTACATTTACTGCTTTAGGTTTTGATGTCCCATCACCACTTTCTCCTGTATAAGCATCACTATAATATTTTTTACCCCCAGCTTCAGAGAATACTGGATTACCAAAATATGCTTTTGCTATTTTGTCAACTCCAGTCCCTGATAAGTTACCTGTATAGTCTTCTCCATTATTAGAGAACCATACTTTATTACCATCAGGGGATATTTGTTTAATAATAGGGAATTGATATCCTTGATCAGCTAAACTGTCAATCCAAGTAGATGTCATAACACTTTTTTTCAATTCAGGGTTTTTTATATTCTTTGATTCTATATTTTCAAATCCTCTGGGAGTATCTACTACAGCATTTTCAATAGGAACTTCTTGTGAACCTTCTTCAGGTGGGGCTTCTTCAGGAGGAGCTTCTTCACCACCACCTTCGCCAGCCATTTGCTGTGCCTGTTCCATCATAGCCTCTTGTTGTGCTGCTTGTTGTTCTGCTTGTTCTAATGCAAGAGCTTGTTGCTCACCTGCTAATTTAGCAGTTGGAACTGCTTCACCACTAATTAAGAAATCTAAGTCATCAATTTTTAATTCATTACCTTTAAGTTTCACATCAAAACCCATACCTAACATTTGCTGTGCAATAGCTGCTTTTTGTTGGGATTGGGCAATCCTAGTTGCTTCAGCTTTTTCTTCTGGATTAGGTAGAACCATTTTCCAATCAGTAACTCCGAAATTATCTAGTAATGCTGGGAATACTTTTTCCATAATTTGTCGTTGATCTCTTTCAACCACTCTTCCCATTACAGTTAACTGTGATGTTTGTTGTGTTAAACCACCAAATGAATCAGGAGCACCTTGCCACATTGGAGCAACACCCCATATAGCAGCTACTCTTTCTCTAATTTCTGCTCTTACTGGTAAGTAATCCATCTCTTGTAGTGTGTGAAATAGTCTTACCATATCAACTCTACCCCTGTTTGTTCTAGAAGATACAGCGATCATTGGTATATAGTTAGGATCTTGTCGTGTTTTTGCAGCGAGTGCTTCTCGTTCTCTCTTTAAACTTTCAGGGTCGTCTGTGGTTACCATTACCATAGAAGCAGGCATTTTTCTTTCAAAGAAATACCTGTACAAGTTTCTGTCCATACCTATTAGGGTAAGGGCTTTTTCAAATATTGTTAAAATAGGTGACCAACCATAAGTTTCGGTTGGGTTAAATTTAGATAAGTGAACAATTTCGCTGTCTAAAAAGTAATGTACTTCTGTTCTATATAAATATCTATACATAGCAGGTTGCATTTCTTGCTCACATTTTTCTTCAGGACACTCTTCTGGAGATTCTTTTATTTGTTCCCTGTGTATTGGGCAGAAAAAGTGGGAGTTTTTAGGTAAACCAGTTTCATCTAAATCAAATTCTATAAGTGCTGGATTAATTCTTCTAATTTCTGTTACTCTAGAACGAAGTTTGCCATCTCCTGCATCATAATATTCTTTAGAAAAATATAAAAAAGCATCATCTACAGTGTTCATATCCCAATGAAACTGTCTTAATACTTCTTCAAGTCCTTGATCAAATACATTACAATCATCTAAAAATGCTTTTATACGATCTAATTGAGAATCATCAGGATTTTCTACTGTAGGTTCAAATTGTATACCTCTTCTAAATACTTCACCTGTTATATGTAAAATTGGTGCTCGTAATTCTTCAGCAGTATACGCTACAGTTTGTAAATCTTGAATTAATTGTTTTCTATATGCAAGTTGGTTTCTTACATAAGTATTTACTATGTAATCAACACCAAAAGTAGGTCCACTACCAGTATCTCCAGCAGCTTTATTTAATAGTACATCATTAAATATATCTATCTGAGAGCCTAATTGACCCATAGTTTTAGCCATTTCAGGAACTTCTGGAAGATAATCTCCTAATTTCATATACCCTATTCCTCAGTTACTTCAACACTATCTATAGCTACTATCTTCGCTATCGTGTTTATTGCATGTTGTTTTAACCCTGCTTTTTCCTCATGTGTAACTGTTGTAGCAGCAGGGATAGTTTCAATTTGTATTTGTAGTCTCTGGTTTTCTTCTTTTAATTCTGTTACTTGATCAGCTAAAGCATCGTTCTCCATTATAGCGGCATTTTGTAATACCCCTAATCTCGTTGCTTCTCTAATTAATGCTAAGAATCCACCTTCTGATAATATAGTAACTGCCTCACTTGCGTCATCTATCTCATCTTCAGGGTCTAACTTAGTTAAATCTGCATGCCAAGTATCAAGTATTCTCCAAGTACCAGCATTATCTTTTTGTGCGACATACTGTTCTTGTCTGTCTCTTAACATATTACCTATAGGCATATCTTTTCTCCTACTATTATTATACTATTTTTTGCTAAAACTGTGAATTTATGCTATATGACAAGCACTCCACCCACAAGTCTTACATGTTTCACATCCTGATTCCATAACGACTTTAGCTGAATCGCAGCAATCATAACCTTCTTCAAGAAGAACTTCTGTGTCATCAAAGAAACTAAGTTGTGTTTCTGATGTATTTTTTTCTTCAGTTTTATGTGCTGTTACCAACACTTCTTTATCTCTACTTCCAGCTCTGTAGACTGTAATACCTTTACATTTCGTCTTCCAAGCTAGCATATAAGTTGTGTACACATCTTCTATTGTAGCATCATTTGCGAAATTTATCGTCTTAGATATACCAGAGTCACAATGTTCTTGGAAAGCTGCTTGCATTCCTACATGTGCTTCAGGTGATATTTCAGGTGCTGTTGTATATATTTCTTTTATTTCATCAGGCACTTCAGTTCTATCTTTAAGGGATCCCCCATCAGATAAGTATTCCATAAGTTCTTCTGAATAAAAACCCATTTCTTTAGCATCTTGTTCAAAGTATTTATTTACATAATAGAGTGTTTCCCCTTCTAATATGTTCATTTTTCTATATGCTAATGAAAACAAAGGTTCTACTCCACTAGATGCATCAGCAAACATTGAGATAGTACCTGTTGGGGCAACTGTTAATCTACAGGCATTTCTATATTTTTCATCCTGTCCGTAATCACTGTTATCCCATGCAGGGAATGTACCTCTTTCTTCTGCTAAATCCATTGATGCTTTGTCAGCGTGAGTTTTTAAAAACCTCATTATGTCAGATCCTATCTTTCTACCTTCTTTAGAACCATAAGAAACTCTAAGTTGTGTAAGCATGTCCGCAAATCCCATAATACCTAAGCCTATTTTTCTTGTAGCTTTAGTCATTTTTTCTATTTCTGGGGTTGCATATTTATTAGCATCAATTACATTATCTAAAAATCTTGTGGCTGTTGTAATGGTATTTCTTAGTTCTTCCCATTTAATATATGGTCGTACTTCTTTAGTGTGTACGAAGTTAGCTAAGTTAATAGACCCTAAGTTACATGATTCATTCCCTAATAATGGTTGTTCTCCACATGGATTAGTTGCAATCATTTCACCATACTCTGATGTCACATGGTTATCTTTATTTACTTCATCTAAAAAGATCATACCGGGCTCACCATTTCTCCACGCACCATATACCATTTTATCAAATACTTCCCGTGCATTTAATTCACCAACTACTTCTTTACTCTTCGGATTAATCAATGGGTAATTAAGGTTAGCTTCTACTGCTTTCATAAAATTAGAGTCTACACCAACAGATATATTAAAATTGTGTATGTCTCCCTCTACTTTTTTACAGTCTATAAATTCTAATATGTCTGGGT